GGATACAGCGTCGTCGTCGGCCAGTGCTCGCCATAGGCCAATGTCACGCGGCCGGGCTCCTCGTCGGTGTCGACAATATACTCGCTCGAGGTCCAGGTGGTCTGATCGCCGTCGGTGTCCTTGTACTTGATCGATGCCACACTCTGCAGATTGCCGTAGGGGATCACGATATGATCTTTGTCGGCAGGCCAGTCGTGAAAATATTTCGTCACGGTCTGGGTCATCAGCTTGCGGTGTAAAAATTTTTCTACCCACTGCCTGGCGGCCGTCAATTTCAGGGCAATATCGAAATCGTGATCCGTGTTCGAACTGCTGATCCTGAGATGCTCCTTGGCCTCCTGAAGGGATACCGGCAGGATTACATCAGAAATGACAAACTGAGCACTCTGATCCAGGGGCAGGTCGGTGCCCAGGTCGCTGTCGTATGTGCCATCAATAGCTATGACCCGGATTCCGTTGTCTTCAACGCCTTGGGATGCAAGGTCATCACCTTTCAAAGCGATCTCAACGGTCTCTGCTTCCGTGATGGCCACTGCGGATCGGGAATTAACCACATTCCCGGAATAATCGCGCAGTGTCCAGGTACACCCCTCGTTCGGCGTAACGGCCGAGCCGTCCTCATCCGTAAATGCGAACGTCACTGCATAGGTGTTGTTCGGCAGCGCCCTGGTAGTGATCTTGGTCGGCATGTTTGCCCCTCACTCGTTAGGCGTCGACCTCTTCCCACATAAACGAAAACTGAGCCGTCGAGGCGCCGGCTGCCGTGGTTGTGTCTGTTACCAGGGCACGGCCCGGAGCCAGCACAATGCTGCCGCCCAAATCGACCACTTGCGGTCCGCGCTGAAACGTTGTCGTCGCGGCGTCCGCGTGCTGGGTAATAATTTTCACGATTTCCGGCGCCGTGATCGTGGCGCCCTCGTCGGTGTAGCAGACAGACGTCGCGTATCCATGCCGGGTGCATCGGATCGGAGCGTTCGCGTCGTCGGCGAACCCGGTGTCATCGGTCGTCGCCAGAGCCAGAATCAAACCGGCTGCCGATGCGGCGATAAACGCGTACCCGAACTCGTGAACGATCACGTTTTTCCCGGATCCGGTCGGGTTGCACAATCCCAGGCCGACGAATGTCGTGTTCAGGGTTGTGGACGTGGTCACCATGTTAATGTTGGCCGCGTAAAACAGCCGGCCGGCCAGGGCTGCGTTGGCGTACTTTCCGCCGCCTGGTGCCGTTACAAGCCTTCGGTCGCTGTCAATTAGGGGCGCTTGTCCGACCCCTGCGCTCGTTTTGCCATACATAGCCTTTCTCCTCTTTGGTTGTGGTCGTGATTTTTGTTAGACTACATGCTGAAGTGCATATATCCGCCTGAGATCCTGTTCCCATGTCCCGTTGTGATAGATGTGCTCCTCGCCGGTATCGACGACGTGCATTGTCGACCCCTCGGGCACAGCGGTTTCAGGAAACGCGTCAGACGATATGCAGTTCCACCGAAAAATTTTTGTTTCCAGTTTTACGGCCATGACGCTCCTCCTTCTACACTTTGGCCGCAGCGTAGGCGCCGGCGCTCATCGGATAGTAAAACAGATGCCCTGTCGCCGATATGGTCGCGGCCTGCGTCGCCGTGCTGGCCAGCATGCCGATGGTGCCTACCGTGTTGGCGCCGGCCGCGGTTTCTCCGCCGAGAATGTGGATCTTTCCCGCGCCCTCGACGTCGGTCAGGCCGGCGCTGTCGGTCAAGATGGCCGCGGTCGCAACCGCTCCGCCCACCCAGACAATCCGGGAATGAGCCCCCAAAGAGGCGATGCTGCCGGAATTTGCGCACATGGCATTGACACCGATGGCCGGTGTCGTAAAAGTCGTATTGAATTGCACAACCGTGGCATTGGCATCGGCCGCGGCGGTGATCTCGATAAACAGCTGCACGACCGCGATCCGCCCGACGATGTCGAACAGCTCGGTCTGCGCGGTTGCGGTGAAATTCGCGGCTACCAGAACCGCGTCGGTCGTTTTAACGTGCATCCCCGTAATCAGGTCTGCGATACGTGCTCTCGTACTCGGTGCATAGTTGGCCATTTGTCAGCCCTCCATTGCTATTCTTTAGACTGCGTTATTATTTTTTGACCGCTTTCTCGCGGCCAGAGTCCTGCCGACCCGCGACCAGCTTTTTGGCTTTGGCTTCGTCGGCTTTTTTCTTTTCCGCGGCTGCCTTTTCATCAGCTGCTTTTTGCTCTGCAGCTTTTTTCGCGGCCGCTGCCTTTCGCTTTGCCGCGGCTTCTTTTTTCTTTTCCGCGGCCGCCTTTTCCTCGGCTGCCGCCGCCTGCGCTTTCTTTTCCGCGTATGTCGCATACGGCATGGCGATTCTCTCGCGGCAATACCTGCGCGCCAGCGTGCGCTCGACGAACTTGTCCTCGCCGGCCTTGTGGCCGTCGTGGTCCCTGTTGAATACGATTCGCATGGTCATGGGTCCGCTCCTCTTGTTTTATTTGGCAGAACCGCCCGGGAATGTCCGGGCGGTCCAATTAAAAACAGATCATGTTACACTAAAGCCGAAGCCGACAGGTTGCCGGTATAGCGCGGCTCCAGGATCGCGACGACAGACACATTGCCGGTGGCGCCCGTCAGGGTGTCGGGGAATGCGAGCGTCAGCCACTCCTCGTTGTTCGCGAGATCCATGTCGGACGCATCGACCTCGACGACCAGCATGTAGTTGTCATAAGTGGCGTGCGCCACTCTGAGGGCCGCGCTGGTTGCATCAGCGGCCAGGACGTCCGAATTGGCGGTCCCGAACGCGGCTCCGCCGAACGCATAGTGGAATGTCAGGGCAGACGTAAGCGCGGCATTCGTGGCGCCGCTGTAGACACAGACGTCAAAATTCGCGCCGCCCAGGGTTTGAAAATTAATGACGAAGGTCGCGCGATGATAGTTCTTCATGTTGATTGAATCGCACGGATTTGTCGCCGATCCGGACAGGTCGAGATCGCTGGCCACGACGACGATCTTTTTCTCTTCTGGAAGTCTCATGTTTCACCTCGTTTTCTTGGTTGAAAGCGCGGCTTTATCGGCCGCGCTGTGATTCGTGATTTAAAACGAACCTATGCCCGTTCGGCCATTACGCTCGTTCGTCCAGCTTCACAAAATGCGACAGGGTGTTCGTGCCCTTATAGGGTGTAATCTCGGATCCGAGCTCCGGCTGTCCGTCGAAACGATACACGAAACGGAACACGCTTTCGTCGTAGACGAATCTTACGTGGATAGAGACGTCGCCCTTGGGTCCGCCCTTGTCGATCGCGCGATATTTCGAGAAATCGCAAAGCATAATGTCGCCGGTGTCGCCGACGGTCGCGCATTGCTCGATCGGGATGACCGGGCGCCCCATCAGCTTGGAATAGGGGCTGTCGTTCAACCCGCCGGGCGGCATGTAGACCGGGACACCGCCGATGCCGACGGCCAGAGACATGGAATTCAGCTGCGGCTCGCAATCCTGATTGATGACCCACACCGCGTTTTTACGGCTGGAGGCGAGCATTCGCGACCACATATTGTTGATGTTCTCATAAATGATGGTGTCGGCATCCTGCCCGGACTCCTTGCTGACAGAAACGATACAGCCTGAGTTCAGGATGCCCAGGGGCATGCCGGCGCCAACGCCGTTGATGATCGCGTCAACAATTTTGAAATCGAACTCGGCCTGGAATCCTTTTTCGATCACCTGGGCCAGGGCTGCGGCATCGCCCAGCAGCTCGTCGGTGGCATAGCAAAGGCCGATCAGCTTATTCAGATCCAGCTGGATCTGGCGAAACTTCGGCTTGCTGGCGGTTTTTTCGGCCGCCTCTGCCGCCCAGTATGCGAGAATCCCACCGGCTCGGCTACCATCGGCCCTCGACGTCTCGTCGATGCCGTTGAATTTCATCCCGGTTTTATTGCCGGTCAGTGTAACCTTGTTGACGCGCGGCAAAATTTCGCCGGAGGTCCAGACCGTGGACAGAATCTCGTCCGCCATTGCGGGCTCGACCAGGAATCCGCCATCGCTGGGGATAGACTCGGACAGGCCGGTGGCCGCCCTGGTTGACAGTCTCGGATCGACTTGACCACCCGGCTTGCCGGCTCTCATGACGGCCTGGAAAAATTCGCCGCGGGATGCCCATTCGCTTTTTTGCGTCCGGTTCTGATTGTTCGGGTCGGTGTCCGGATCGACCGGCGGCTTGTCCGGATCGGCAGGCTTTTGCACCCGATTAATGGTTGCCTGTGCTCGCTCTTCCAGCTCCAGGACCTCCTCGAGCTCGGCAATTTCCTGCAGATACTGGTTCGCGATGGCGCGCTCTTCCTTCGATGGATCCCGGTTTTCGGATATGCAAAGCGCCCGCATATCGCCCAGCTTGCCGACCAGGATCTCGATGTCTTCTTTTAACTGTTTGATTGTTCGCATAGGTCACTCTCCTTCTTTTGCGAATCGCTCCGTGTTGTCCCAAAACTCGTCGATGTCTCTTTTGTCTGGATCCGATGGGGGATTGACCGTCGGGCCGCCACCGGCGCCACCCGGATCAGGGGTCGTCGGACTTGATCCGGACCTTAATTCGTTTATTTTTTCGGCTGCCCGATCGAATCGATCGTCGCCGTCGAATTCAAATGAGTCGTCACCTGCCGCGATGGTTATTTTTTCGGGCGGATCCGGTATCGCGGTTTTTTGCGCGTCCTCAAGGGACCGCAGCGCGACCTCGGTGTCCGGATAGGCCGGAAATGTAACCGGGCTGACATCAAACAGCTCCCGGACCTTTAAAATCGTTCGGACGGGCGCGTCGGAGTCCAAGCCGTCCCATTGATCGGACTCGATCGAAAATCCGAACGACTGCTCTTTGACGTCGCCGCGTTCGATAGGCGCCAGCACCAGATCGCGAATCAGCTGGGTGTCGGGCGGATCGACCGACATAAAAAGGCCCTTTTTGTCTTCCTTGAGCTCCAGGGTTTTCGAACTCTGTCGGCCCAGAACAAAATTGCTGTCATGATTAAACAAGGCTCGAGCGTCGGATCGTTTCAGAGCGCCCTTGAACGCGCCCGGCGCGATCCGCTCCGTAAACCCCATATATTCGCTGTCTTTATTGAACACAGCCGCATATCCCTCGATCTTTGGCAGGGATCCGTCATCGCTGCGTGCGACCCGAAATTCTGTATTGAAAAACCGGATTTCTTTTTCGTATTTTTTAGGCATCTCGTTTCCCTCCCTGATCAGCCGGCGGACATGTAACAATCACATTTATTGTGAAGTGGGGCGTGAAATTTCGTTTCATAAACATGCATAGGATCGCTCCCGTCTTTCGCGTCGATCTTGTCGCCGGCGGAAACCAGCGGACGGTCAGGCGTCACCCTCTTGCCGTTCAGACTGCGACAATATGGGCACGTTTCGGGCCCGCGATTACGCAGCACCATGGCCAACCCGGCGCCGAACACAACCCATGAAAATGCCGCGCCCGATGCCCGGACAAGTTCATCCGTGACAATTTTTTCCGGCCGCTTTTCCGCCCATTCATCGGCTCGCTGGTCGATGTCGGCCAGATTCTCGCCTTCCAGAAGGGCGAGCATCTGTCCCAGCGACGACTTGGTGTGTCGCGCGGCATACCCGTCAAGATACTCCCGGACCTCGGCATCAAGATCCGGCTCGTCATCGACGCCGACCTCCGCAATAGACTCGTCGATAATGGCCAGCATGTAGGACCGAAGAACCGGCGACATTTTTTTCTCGATGTAATCCGGGAATTTTTCATAAAATTCGTTTAAAAAGCTCTCCAAGCCAGCAACATCGGACGTCCTGCCGGCCACGCGATTCTTGATCGCCTTGGTTTCGCGATTTACGATCGCCTGAGCCGCGTCAAAAATCAGCGGCCGATATCGCCGCGCTATCCGGTCCCGGGCCACAATGGATCGCTGTGCTCGAGACTCGCCTTCGTCGCTGAAAAATGCGCGCAGCGACTTGACCTCGTCGTCACCATCGAGGTCCGGAGGCGGCGTTTTCTTATCCCCGGGCAGCGCCATGTCAATTTGGCCAGCCTGGTCCAGGGGCACCAGGTTCAACATCACAAAAGACTGATCGCCGCCCTCGATCGGGTTCATGTTTTCCTTGGCCCGGATCTGGTTCGGCGTGATGCTGCCGACCTGAAACATTTTGTTGTAATAGTCGGCCCTGGCGGCAGAGTCGCCGCGCAGCAGGCCTTCGACCAAAAATTCGAAAAACAACCCGGATCGGCGCTCTTTTTCGCTCAACAGCTGCAGATTGATTGCCGATTCCCATCGGACCAGCCAGTGCATGAGGCAGCTGTCGACATATGAGCTGTTCTCCTGCTCCAGGTTGTTGTAGTTTGAGTTCTGCCCATGGATCGCGATCTTGTGGGGCGGAACATGAAACATGCCGCAGATTTCTATTTTTTGATGATCCCGGGACTCGAGGAACTGCGCGTCGTTCAAAGGCATCGTGAACGGCTGATATTTTTCGCCGTTGAACAAGATCATCAATTCGTGAGACTTGCCGATGCCGGCGGACTGCGACTTGATCAGCTCGATATATTTTTTCTGCTCATCTTCGTCCATTTCGGCCTCGATCGGCATCGAAACCATGCCGCCCGGATGCGTGCCGGCGCCATAAAAGCGCGATCCGAATTTTTCAGCGGCCAAACCCATGCCGATCGCCTCCCTGGCCAGTCCGATCATGGACATTCCTTGAATCCCGTTGAACCCGAACCCCGGGATGTGAAAAATCTCGTCGCGGCGTCGAACCCTGGTCTCGCCTTCGACCTTGTACTCATAGACAAGTTCATTGCCGGCGCGCCGGACCCTCACCCCGCCCGGATCTGGCAGCTGCCAGAGCTCCTGGACGGCGCCGGTTTTATCGCGGTTGCAGAACGAATAATGATTTCCCCAGAGCATCAGGTGCCCCTGGCCTGCCTCTCGCCAGTTGAGCGACGGCGTTTCCGGGTTCGGCGCGTTGTGGAGCAGATCATAGAGCCTGTGATCGGTCACGTTGTCCTTGCCGCCATCCTTTCGCTTGCGATACAGATTCAGCGGCAGCCTGCCCACGTCGCCGGCGACCAGGCTCACACACGCGAACACCGTCAGATATTTGAGGGCCGTCGCTTCATCGACGCAGATGCCGGCGTCCGTTTCCTGCGTCGCTCCATAAGGCAGATACCAATAGTCGTCCGACGGACTCGGTACCTTTTTTCGGCGCGCGCGCGGCAGTATCAGAGAGGGCAGCAATGCCATTCGCCGTTAAACCCTATTCGTGTTCAGAAAACTTGGCAGCGACGCCATACGCGAGCGATATTACGCCCGCGACGGTTGTCGCGACGCCAAGCCCGAACCAATAAAAAAGACCTATCCAAACCAGGATAAGCCCCAGAAAAATTAAAACGTCTGATGCTGACAGTTTCATTTTTTCATTTCATGAGTAGTTGTCTTTGCTGATAAAATTCGATTTTCGTGAACGGGAAAATTTTGATAGGAGATTTAGAAAAACACAAGACGTGGCACCTACATGTAGGAATTTTCCCTACATGTAGGAATTTTTATGCATAAATGGCTTGATTTGAGGCGTTTGGGGCAGACTTGAAGCTAATTTTTTCCTCAGCGGTCTCTTTAAGTCCGCACGCCGG